GCTTAACCGCCGCGTCGAGATCGCTACGATCATCGGTACTGTTCAGTCCATGTGCACTAACTTCCCCTACCTGAGGAAGGCGTGGCAGCGTAACTCTGAGGAGGAGCGACTGCTTGGTGTCTCGCTGACTGGTATCCAGGATAATAGAGATCTCGCTCTCGACAAGATGGCTCTTCGTGATGCCCGTCTCGTCGCTGTGCAGACCAATGATGTCTGGGCTTACAAGCTCGGTATCGAGTCTAGCAAGGCAGTCACCACGGTCAAGCCTTCGGGCACCGTGTCCTGTCTTGTTGATTCAGCATCTGGTATTCACCATCGCTACGCCCCGCACTATATTCGACGGGTTCGTATCGATAAGAAGGACCCACTGTTCCAGCTCATGTTCGACTCAGGTGTGCCTGGTGAGGATTGTGTCAACAACCCCACCAACACCTACGTCTTTGACTTCGTCATCGGATACGATGGACCGAAGACTCGAGGCACTGCTCGTGACATGATGGAAGACTGGGCCACGATCAAGCGGTTCTGGACCGACCATAACCCTTCGGTTACGATCGAGTACAAGCCCGAAGAGTTTATGTCCATCGGTGCTGACCTGTATGGTGAGTACTGGGACATCGCTCAAGGTCTATCGTTCCTTCCTCGGAGCGAGCATGTCTACAAGCAAGCTCCCTACGAGGAGATCGACCTTGAAGAGTACACCCGTCGTATCGCTGAGTTCCCGGTCATTGACTGGGATCGCCTCAGCCAGTACGAGCAAGAAGACAACACTAAGAGCTCGCAGACGTTCGCCTGTTCTGGCGGATCCTGCGAGGTCGTAGACATCACGGAGAACCCCGATGGATAATATGAAACAAATTCTCAAGGCCAAGCTCCGCCGTGGAGCTGGCCTTAGTGCGGGGGAGATCTCCCTCGTCATCACCGATATTCTTGCCCTCATTGAGGAAATGGAGGCTCAAATTGAAGCACTCAACAGTAAGCTCGATGCCCTCCCTCGAGGAGGCAATCGGGGATCTAAGAAAGCTAATGACAGTTCCAAAGTACAGCTCGACGAAGAGCGCTGAGGACGTCGCGCGCGAGCAGGCCTTCTACGCCGGACAGCTTTGGGCTCTTAATAAGCTCGAGGCTATTGAGTTCCGATGGAAGGAAGGTGCTAAGTGAGCGCTAGCCGTTATAATTTTGATAATATGTATAATGACTTCCTGGCCACAACCGGGATCAACGTAGATAATACACTCAACAAGAGTGGCTACGGTGATCTCGGTTGGGTTAAGGACTACAAGTACATGGGCGACTCCCAGCAGGCTACTGCAGGGCGTCACTCATTCCAGCACCAGAAGTGGGCCGGTGGTACTGGTCCGCAGACTTCTGGTGGCATGTTCGGAGAAGCTACTGGTCCCGTGTTCTCACAGGGCCTGTTTGATTCCGCGGGCGCTCGCGTTGCAAGCTATGGGGCACAGCGCTTCATGGCTGAGCGTGGCGCCGAGGACATGGATAAGTACGAAGACTGGGCTCGCCAGGGTTCTACCTATCAGGCTGAAGTTGAAAGCATGATGCAGTCAGCTGGTCTACAGGATGAAGCCTACATGAGTATGCAATCCGATCTTGATCAGGCTCGAGCTGGGCTCGCTACGGGTGCCAGCAAGACCTCATCTATGGGTGCTTACTCTCAGGCCGCCAAGCGACAGATGCAGGCCACTCAGCGTACCATCGCCCAGCTTGGTGGAGCCACGGCTCCGCAGGCTATGACGGCTGATCTTACGTTTAAGGATCCTGTCACTGGAGCAACACGCAGTTTCACAGACGAGTTCGACGAGGCTGGTGCCTACAACAGCATGGCCACGCTCGACGATGCCCGTAGCTTCGTGACCGATAGGTATACTACTCGCCGTGATGAGATCACGCAAGATCTCTATGGCAAAATGGCCTCTGATAAGGGCTTCAAGGTAGAAGATTTTGATGCATCCTCAGACTTTATGACCGCGTTCAACGAGGCCGACAGACTGTACAAGGATAGAAATGGCATCGGCAAAGGCTACGTCAAGCTCGGTGATACTGGGTTTACTAACGATAGCTACAGAGATGCCATGAGCTTCAAAGACTCATACGATGAAGTCATGAAGTTCGCAGAGTATCGCACGCTGGCAGAGTTCAGCGGAGGTACTGAGGGTTACTTCGGTAATACCTATCAGGGCGAAGGCACCGCGGTCAGCGGCACCCAAGCACTCATGCGAGATGAGAATTATGATATCAACAAGACTCTGGAAGATATGGCGTATGATACCCATGCTCGATTCGAGATCGGAGATCTTCAGGATATCAACCGTACTCGAGATGAGTTCAACCGCCGCAAGAGCCTCGCTGAGTCGACCGCTCTGGACGTTGAGCGACGTAACGAGATCAACAAGACTCGACAGCAGTCACTGATCGAGGAAAAGCGTAAGTACGAAATGACGTTGGAACAGCAGAAGCAGGAGTATGCTTCTACGCTGGCCAACTATGGCGCTGCCGAATCTGAAGATGGCAGCATTTCATTTAGTGATATTCGACCCCAATAGGAGGTACTACAATGCACCACTATAGAGCATTCAAGGGTGGACCTCTCTTCTTTGGAGGTTCGCCTGTCATTCAAGGCGGTATGACTCAAGCCGAGATGACCGCCATGCTCGAGCGCCAAGCGCTTGACAACGACCGCATGCTGGCCAACGCTGCCGATGAGGCAGCAGCGCTTCAGGATAAGCTCGCCCAGAAGGACGACGAAATGAAGCTGATTATGGAACAGCAGGAACGCCGCACTCAGCAGGACCTCGCCAAGGCTCAGAAGGCGCTTGACGTCGAGCTTGATGCCCAGCAGAATACGGATGAACAAGACGACCTAGAGGTAGACTTCAATAAGCTTGAAGCTGCGCTCGCAACAGGCCTCGGTCGCGGCACCACTGGTGCTAACACCCGGCCGGTTTGAGGTGATCAATGCCTAAGAACCTGGCCAAGCCTACTCAAGATACCACGATCGCTGCTCGGTTTAATCACCTTGACAGCGTTCGCGATATGAAGCTCGAGCGATCCCGCTACATGGCATCCCTCACGCTTCCAACACTGCTGCCACCCAACGGCATCACCAACACCTCGGAACTGCCCAAGCCTTACAGCTCGGTTGCAGCGCGAGGCGTTACCAATATGGCTAGCCGTATGCTGTCCGCCCTGATTCCCCTCAATGACCTCCCGTTCTTCAAGTTTGATTTGAACGATGGTACTGAGGCTTCGTCTGAGGCGTACGGCTATATGGAAAGCCTTGCACATCAGGTGTACTCTAAGCTCACGGCTAATAACATGCGTGAGTCCATCTTCATGGCACTCCAGCATCTCATCGTCTCTGGTGATGTGCTTGTTGTTATGGATGATGATTACTCCTTCCGTATCTATCGCCTCGACCAGTACGTGGTCCGACGGGACATCGACGGCTCGATCGTTGAGATTATCTATCTCGACTGGAAGCCTAAGGATCCCAATAACCCCGCGTACGAGGCATATGACAACCAGTTCTTCCCCAGCTCCTGGAACGCCATGTCGGCTATGCCCGACTACGAGGCGTACTTCAACCGCGTCGTCTGGAACGATGAGGAAGGAACCTGGGACTTCTGGTCTGAGGATGCAGAAGGTAACAAGATTGATTCCGGCGTCTTCGTCGCTTCGCCTTTCATGGCGCTGCGGTGGATGGGCGTCACTGGTGAAGACTACGGTCGAAGCCACTGTGAGGAAATCCTCGGCGATATGGAAACGCTCGAAGCGTACACCAAGTCGATGATTGATGGTATGACGGCTGCGTCCACCTTCTGGGTGGCCGTGGATCCCGCCGGCATCACCGAGCTGGATGACATCGCTGAGTCTCCCAACGGAGCCTTCGTCGGTGCTCGCCAGCAGGACGTGTTCACGGTCTCACCTGCGCAGACGATCAGCCCACAGCTGAGCGCCTGTCAGACGGCCGTGGAACAGATGCGCCGAGAGGTTGGCAACGCCTTCCTCCTTGGTAGTGCTGGTGTCCGCTCGGCTGAACGAGTCACGGCTACGGAAGTTCGAATGATGGGCATGGAGATCGAGAATGTTCTCGGCGGTGCCTTCAGCTCGATCGCCCGTGCCATGCTCCAGCCGATCATCCGACGTACTATCACCCTTATGATTAAGGATGGTCTGGTTGACGAGCGACTGGCGGCCGAGCTTACCTCGGACGGTCAGCTCTCGGTGAACGTGGTTACTGGTCTGCAGGCTTTGAGCCGAGACTCGGACCTCACCAAGCTGATGCAGATGGGCGAGATGGTTCGTAACCTCCCGCCCGAAGCTATTCAGTCGTTCAAGTGGACGGAGTATGCGTCTTCGCTTATCTCCGCCATTGGCTTCGATCCGCGTAACTGGGTTGCTTCTGAGGAGGAGCAGCAGGCTACGCAACAGCAACAGATGCAACAGCAGATGCAGATGCAGGCACAGGGCGCCGTCTCCCAGGGAGTCGCGCAGGGTGTCGGACAGGCTGCACAGACTGGTATCACTGAAGCTGCAATGCAAATGATGGGTGGACAGGCCAACCCGGCCGCTCCGCCTATGTGACCTATAGGAGAACACTATGTCAGAAGAAAACACTAATCCCGATTATCGTGAAGAAGCTCCCGTTGAATCTACTACTCCCGGTGCCGATGCGCCCATGACGACCGAAGCCATGGCTGGTCTCGAGAAGGCTCAGGCTGACCCGCTGGCGGATCCCGCCGTGGTCCAGCAGGCTCACGAGCGTGCCATGTTCGAGCGTTATGTCGCTGAGCAGGGGCAGAAGATTCCCGGTAACTTCGCTGATGCTGGCGCTTGGTTCGACTCCCTCAAGGGAGCTCAGGCTAAGTACACCCAGACTCAGCAGGAGATCTCTGATCTCAAGCGGCAGTACGAGATGTCCGGTTCTACCAATAACCCGGATTATGTCCCTGCCACTCCCGAGCCCGAAGCAGCCCCGGCCACTACCCCGGCCGAGCCTATGCTTGACGAGCTCCGGATCCCGGACCCAGTTGAAGCAGCTACCGAACCGGAAGCTCCTGTCGCTGGTCCTACTGTAACCGAGAAGGATTACGAAAAGTGGAATGTAGAAGTCGCGACGTCCGGCAAGCTCTCTCCCGAGAGCCGTACCGAGCTTCGTGCAAAGACGGGCTTCACTGAAGCCATGGTCGACGACTTTCTGGAAGCTCAGCAGGCCAAGCGCCAGCAGGCTTTCAACAAGGCGGCGGCCGTGGTCGGAGACGGAGCCAAGCTCTCGAAGATCCTGCGTTGGGCTGCGAACAATTTCTCTGGTGAGCAACTTCAAGCTCTCCAGTCGGGACTCGCTGGCCCCTCGTCGGAGCTGACTCTTCGAGGACTTACCTCGGCATTTGATGCGGCCAACGCTAATGCTGAACCCGCACGTAACGTTGAGACGGTTACTCCCGCAACCGCTCAGCCTGTGCAACTCCCGGGCTACAAGTCTATGGCTGAGTACAGCATGGACAAGTCCAACCCGCGGTACGCTCGGGACGATAAGTTCCGAATGGCCGTGGACCAGCGGGCTGCCTACACTGATTGGCGTACGATTCGGTGACGATGGTGATCCCCTCCTTGGAGCTGGCTCTCACCTGACCCACTGATCTAACGGATGTGATTCCCTCAGCAGGAGCAACCTCGTCCGGAAGTATCAAGCTCAGTCGAAGCAAACTTTACCTGTTCGATTTATTAATGATTCACAAACAAAAGGAGCCTAACAATGGCTTACCCCGATCTGACTAACACTGATATGGCGTATCGTATCGATACCGCCGCTGCCACCTCTGGCGTTAACCCCGGCGTCGCCCCCACCGGCGACCAGACCGGCATTGCCGGAGCTGGTAAGCTTTGGCTGCCCATCTGGAGCGGCGAAGTCCTCCACGCGTACGACGAGTACCGTATGTTCGAGCCGATGGTCACCTCGAAGACCATCTCCTCCGGTCGAC